GTTAGCAAAAGTGCAACAACAGTTGCAAGAATTGCAATCTTGGCTCATGTTTGCAACATTGCTTGACGAAAAACCAGAAGAGTAGTATAATAGTATTTTGTATATTTCAAGGAGCCAAGTATGGCACTAGCACAAAGCGTAAAAGCACCCAAAAAAGCACCTAAAAAAACACGCGACCCTTTGTTTACGGATGAAAAATACACAGGTGGCGAACCAGTCTGGGACACCGAACGTGCATTAAAAATGTCGCAAGCGGAATTTGATCACTTTTTGCGTAAAAGTTTTTTCTATTACAATTACTTCTACGCCCAAAAAGACCTTAAGAAGCACATGGTCAAATGGATGCAAGAAAACAAATATTCCAAAGCAGACGTAAGTGCTTTTATTCGCAGTCCGGATCGTGCTGTGCCAATGACAGCATACGGTCTTCTCATGTCGAATCGACAGGGTATGCCGTTTCGAGAAAAAGAATTGACTTACGTCAAACAACAAATAGCCAATGCAATTTCAGCAGCTGATTCTGAACCTGAAGATTCTGCAACTGGTGCAAAACCTACAGAAATTGTAGCACCAATTAAAGTGCCCACAATTCAAGACAGATTGAACGAAAAAACAAGTGAGCATCTTGCTCACTTTGAGGGATTGTATGACGAAGTAGTAACCGGTGCGAGTGTTGATCCCAAAGCATATGATTATTTTGTTGCCAACAATGTACCACAAGGACAGTTGGGCAAGTTTCAGGACTACGCAGACACGCAACGCATGTATCTTACAGCAGCAATCGACAAGCTTGACGAACAGTATGTGGAAGCATATCGGCATTATCGGGCAGCTGACTTCAAGCGACATTTTGCATTTCTAGATGCAATTCAAACAGCAGTTGATCAGTATCGTCAAGTTAAAAAGGCTACTAAAAAAGCCAGAGTTAAACGGGCACCCAACAAAGAAAAAGTTGTCAGCAAACTCAAATACATGAAAGAGGAAAAAACGCTGAAACTGGTCAGCATTAATCCGGTAGATATTATTGGAGCTCAAGAACTTTGGTGCTACAATACCAAAACTCGTAAACTGTACAAGTACATTGCTGACAGTTTGACTGGCCCGTTGGGAATAAAAGGAACCAGTGTAATTAATTTTGATACTGCAAAGAGTGTGGGTAAAACCCTACGCAAACCCGACGAAAAGCTCAAAGAGTTTGCTAAAGCTACCAAAGTACAGCTACGCAAGTTTCTTGAAGAAATCAAAGCAACAGAAACAGCAGGAAATGGACGAATAAATTTGGACATGATTCTTCTCAAAGTACAATAAATACTAAGAACAACAGGAACTATGAATGTCCAATCCTTTTACTGGTAATGTTGTAGCAGATACAACTTATTTTTACGCTAACGGCGTTCTTAAATCTGACAGTCTATACAATCCAGCTACAGGGTCTGGCTCCGGGCATATTGAGTACGATGAAGGTGCAGAATGGCTTGAATCTCTTAATAAACAACGTGCAGCTATTACTGATTACATAAGAATGCGATTGGGCGATGGTATTGTTGATGTTGAGTTAGACAAAGAACATTACGAAATGGCTATTAATCAGGCTCTGTTAAAATATCGTCAGCGAGCCAGTAACAGCCAAGAAGAAAGCTACGCATTTTTAAAACTTTTTCCGGAAACACAAGAAATTATTTTGCCTAGTATTGTAATGGATGTAAGGGCAGCTTACCGTAGAGGTATTGGATCAGTTTCAGGCACAACAGCCAGTCAATTTGAACCATTCGCTTCAGGTTACTTGAACACATATATGTTGGTAGCTGGGCGTGTTGGTGGGTTACTAAATTATGAATTGTTTGTGGACTATCAGAAACTGGCCATGCGTATGTTTGGCGGTTACTTGAATTTTACTTTTAATAAAACCACTAAAAAACTTACACTTATTCGTAAAATTCCTTATGTAGGAGTCAATGCAGATCCTAACGGTTTTGAGGATGTGTTATTGCATCTGTACAATTACAAACCTGACAGTATGTTATTAAACGACTATCAAGCGTTTCCATGGATACAGGAATATGCGTACAGCTTTGCTAAACGTATTGTGGGCGAAGCTAGAGAAAAATTTGCTAGTATTGCTGGCCCACAAGGTGGTACACAATTAAATGGCGCTACGCTAAAAGGCGAAGCCGCAGCGGAAATGGAAAAACTAGAACAAGAACTAAAAGATTATGTCGATGGCAGTTATCCAATGACCTGGGTAATTGGATAACTATGAAAATTAAAGATATTATTACAGAACAAAAAGGGGTTCTAAAGGATAGAGCAAGACGAGCCACACGAGGTCTCAATAAATTTAGAGACGGTAATAAATGGAACAGCGATTATACGCTTTATCGACTAGGACTAGCACTTGCGTCAACAGACGGTAAAACCATGCCGCCTACCGACGATGAGTCGTGGATTGGTAAGTGGAAGTTGGCTGCACCTTACACCCAGGAAGAACAAGAAATGCTGAAATTGGCATATAAAGAAGTCGAAGCCGACTACGAGGACCTAAATCACGGAGATTTACGCAGTCAAGAAGGCCCTACAATACAAAAGACTAGCCCAATTGCAAAACCTAAAAAGAACAAATACGGTGTTTGACATTTGTTAACAGTTAGTTTAAAATGCTCCTAAAGGGGCATTTTTTATGATCATAGGAATTACAGGGTTTATTGGGTCGGGCAAAGACACAGCAGCCAATTATTTGGTAGCCAAGCATGGATTTGTTAGAGACAGCTTTGCTGGTACTCTTAAAGACGCAGTGGCTCAAGTGTTTGGATGGGATCGAGAGCTACTAGAAGGTCTCACTCCTGAAGCCAGAGAATGGCGCGAACAAGTGGATCCGTGGTGGTCCAAACGACTTGATATGCCCCGACTTACCCCTAGATACATGCTACAACTTTGGGGTACAGAAGTCTGTAGACGCGGATTTCATAACGATATCTGGATTGCCAGTGTAGAAAATAGACTACGCAAAACTACGGAAGATATTGTAATCAGTGACGTTAGATTTCCCAACGAAATTGCAGCTATTAGAAAACATGGCGGTATCTGTGTATGGGTTAAACGTGGAGAACTACCTGAATGGTACAATTGTGCCTTAACAGAAAACACCACCCACGAAGATCGTCAATGGCTGCTAGAAGATGCAGGGCAATTGATGCCTCAACGGTATCCTAACATACATCATAGCGAATGGGCTTGGATTGGGCAAACATTTAACTATGAAATTGACAATAACGGAACTGTTGAGCAACTGTATAATCAAGTTAATAATCTGCTGTTAACGGACTCTCACGCCAGGTTGTTTTAGAGTGGTTAAGATCAATTCTACAATTTGCACAAACACAGCGTAAATTAGTCCACGAGTTATTTTTCAAATTGCCGTCAATATAATAAACAAAAATCTGCTGCGGTAGCTTGGCTTTAAAATTACATCTTTCACACAATAGTTTTTTCTTGTAACCAGTTCTAGTCCAAGCTGGCATTTCTTTTGTATGCTTTAATTTTCTAGCACATGGCGCACAAGTTTTTCTATAATAAACTTTATTGTTTGATCTATAATTTATAGCAGCGGGGTTGCCTCTACAGGTACTACATAACGGTCTTTGCATGCCAGTATTTATAGCTAAACCTTTTAAAGGCACCTTGTATTCAGCCAAAATAATAAGCTTTTAATAAATACTAGCAAATGTTTTGTTAAAGGATAAAAACATGGCACTAGTATCTCCAGGTATTGAAATTACCGTAACCGATGAAAGTCAATATGTACCAGGCGCTGTAGGCACTGTACCGCTTATTATAATGGCAACTGCTCAGGATAAAACTAATCCTTCGGGCACGTCAGCTACAGACACAACTGCTGCAAGAGCAGGAAAATTATTAACTTTCTCTAGTCAGCGCGAACTGATTGCAGCTATGGGTTACCCTAGCTTCCAACAGAGTGCAGCAGGAACTCCATTAAATGGCGACGAAAGAAACGAATATGGTCTAATGACTGCATACAGCATTTTAGGCAATGTGAACAGAATTTATGCAATTCGTGCCGATGTAGATTTAAATGAATTACAAGGTACCAGCGTTCGCCCCACAGGTGCAGTAGCAGATGGTACTCACTGGATGGACCTAGCAGAAAGTGTCTGGGGTATCAATGAATGGGATGCTATCAACAGTG